ACGCGGCCCGAGAGCGAGCGCCTTTTTTCCTTCGCTCCGAACCCAGTAAGCGCCCCCGGCTGATCCCCGGTGGGTAGGAAGGCCCGCATCCCTAGGCTGGTGCAACGCAGTTCGCGGGGCGCATGGGAGGCACGACGACTTCTTCGAGGAGGTGGCCTGAGTGGCACGCAAGCCCGCGATACTCCGCGCCGTCTCTCCTGACGAGAAGCCGGCTCCTGTCGCCCTCACGGCCTGGGGTGCCTTGGGCTTTGAGTCCGAGCGCGACATGTTGCTGGATGACCTCAAGACCCTGGCCGAGCGGATCAAATCTTCCTCCACCACGGCAACGGCCGTAGCTGCTCTGAGCAAGCGAAAGGCCGAGGTCTTCGAGCAGATCAAGATGCTCGACGCGGAGGCCGACGACGACGACATCCTCGACGACTCCGAGGATGAGACGTGGGATGTCGCCGCGACATGAGTTGATCGTCCCCGGCGCGCGGCACACGATCGCGCCGAGCAGCGCGGTCGGCTCGGCGTGGCCTCGGGTGCGTGAGACGTGTCGCAGGATCGGGTGGCGCTTCGATGACTGGCAGGACGTGGCCGGGCGGCTGATTCTGGCGAAGAACGCAATGGGCGGATGGGCGTCCGACCTCTCGCTGCTGTCCATCCCGCGGCAGGTCGGCAAGTCCTACCTCCTCGGCTGCATCATCTTCGCGCTGTGCCTGCTCACCCCGAAGCTCCGAGTCATCTGGACGTCGCACCACACCGCGACGACCGAGGAGATGTACGAGGCGATGAAGGAGCTCGCGTCGCACAAGAAAGTCGCGCCACACGTCCTCAAGTGCATCGCCCTCCAGGGGTCGCGTTGGCGGATCACTTTCCGCAACGGGGCGCGCATCGACTTCGGCGCTCGCTCGCAGGGCTTCGGGCGAGGCAAGGCAAAGGTCGGCGTCCTCGTCCTCGACGAGTTCCAGCACATTTCGTCGCGCGCCCTGGCGAACCTAGCCCCGACGACGAGCGCTGCGACGAATCCGCTCATCCTCTGCGCCGGCACTCCGCCCAGTCCCAATGACAACGGCGAGGCGTTCACCCTGCGCCGCAAGGCCGCTCTCGATGGCCTCGCTGACGACACGCTCTATGTCGAGTTCTCCGCAGACCCAGGCGCCGACCTCGACGACCGCAAGCAGTGGGCGAAGGCTAACCCGTCATTCCCCAGGCGAACCAAGGAGCGCGCCTTCCTCTTGGGTCGCAAGGTTCTCGAGGACGCAGACTTCCGCCGCGAGTACCTAGGCATTCACGACGAACTCGCCAAGCAGTTCTCTCCGATCAATGGCGCGTTGTGGTCCGACGCGGTGGATGTTGGCCCTGTGGACAACCTGGCTCCGACTGGCATGGCCGTGGATATGTCGCATGAGCGGCATATCTCGGTTGGTGCGTGTTGGGTCGAGGATGAGTCGGCGCATGTTGAGGAAGTGTGGGCGGGTGTTGATGAGCCGGCGGCGGTCGAGTGGGTCGCTGCTCGGGCTGGTCGGCGCATCCCGGTCTTGATCGATTCGCAGTCTCCTGCCGCGTCGATGATCCCGGCTTTGAAGTTGAAGCGGGTGCAGGTGCTGACGGGGTCGGCGTCGGACATGTCTCGGGCGTGTGGTCTGGTCGTGGCGGATCTGCTGTCGGATCGGTTGACGCATGGTGATCAGGAGTCGGTGAATGAGGCGCGGAAGGGTGCCCGTCGCCGCAACATCGGCACTGCTGGCGGTTGGGGTTATGACCGGTCCGATGCGAGCGTGAACATCGCCCCGTTGGTGGGTGTGACCTTGGCCCGTTTGGCGGCCGTATTGAACAAGCGACCGTCAAGCAGTGGCGGCAGGGGCATGGGCGACCGTAGCCCATCGAGCAGCCGAAGGGCGGTGGTGATGCGGTGACGTTCAAGGCGATCAACGTGACAGGGCTGTCCGACGATGAGAATGCCCTGGCAAACTTGCTGCTGGACCAGCTCGACAAGCGTTCCAGTCGAAACATCCTGCGAGCGTCGTACTACGACGGCAAGAGGGCGGTCCGGCAAATCAGTGCCGTGGTGCCTCCGCAGTACCGCCAGCTCGGACTGATCCTCGGGTGGTCGGCGAAGGCCGTCGACGCCCTGGCTCGGCGGTGCGTCATCGACGGGTTTGAGTGGGCTGACGGCAGTCTGGATCTGCTCGGCATGGATGGCTTCGCCGAGGACAACATGCTCCTGTCTGAACTTGCGACCGCTCGGGGCAAGTCGCTGATTCACGGTGTGTCGTTCCTTGTGAACACGACCGGCATGGAGGGTGAGCCGAAGTCGCTGCTGCACACCAAGGATGCGTTGAACGCTACCGGCGAGTGGAACTCTCGGACGAGGCGCATGGACAACTTGCTGTCGATCACGTCGCGGCGCGATGACCAGGCAACGTCTTTCGTTCTCTACCTTGACGGATTGACGATCCAAGTTGAGAAGGGCGACGCGGGCTGGCAAGTCATAGATCGACAGGATCACTCGTGGGGCGTCCCGGTTGAGCCGCTGATCTACCGGCCGCAGGGTCGAGAGTTTGGGTACTCGCGCATCTCGCGACCGATCATGGGGTTGCAGGATGCTGCCGTGCGGGCGTTGATCCGCATGGAAGGTCACATGGACATCTATTCCTACCCGGAGCTGCTTCTGCTCGGCGCGGATGGGTCGGTTTTCAAGGATGAGAACGGCAACACTCTGCCCGCGTGGCAGGCGATGATGGGTCGGATCAAGGGCATCCCGGATGACAAGGATGCCCCGTCTGACGCGCTGGCTCGTGCTGACGTGAGGCAGTTCGCCGCGTCCTCTCCAGAGCCTCACTTGAAGCAGTTGAACGCTTTGGCGAAGTTGTTTGCTCGTGAGGCGTCGCTGCCGGACAGTGCGACCGCGATTGCGGACATGGCGAATCCGACGAGTGCGGAGTCGTACGACTCGTCGCAGTATGAGTTGATCGCTGAGGCTGAGGGTGCTGTCGACGACTTGACGCGGCCGATTGCTCGGGCGGTGCGCCGCGGCCTGGCGATCCGTAACGGTGAGGCAGTGCAGCCGAAGTCGTGGGCCTCGATCGCGCCGAAGTGGCGCAATCCACGGTACGTGTCGAAGGCGGCGCAGGCTGACGCGGGCGCAAAGCAGTTGGCGGCGATGCCGTGGCTGGCTGAGACTGAGGTCGGCCTGGAGTTGTTGGGGCTCACGTCGGATCAGGCTCGCCGGGCGTTGGCGGAGCGGCGTCGAAGCGCAGGCCGCGCAGTCCTCGCGGCCTTGGCTGGCGTCGCACAGGCTGATGTCGCTGGCTCCTGAGCAGGTTCGCGCCTCGCTCACGGTGATCTCTGACGCGGCTTCGTCCGTGCTGCTACTGGCGGGCACGGACGCGGACGCACTGATCGAAACGGCGTTTGTGGTCGGCGACACGTACGCCGACGCAGCGGCCGTCCATGCCGCCGAGTGGTACGACGACGCGAGGAACGCGGCGGGCGCGGCAGGGTCGTTCATGGCCGAACCTACCGGCCTTCCCGGCCCGGCTCGATACGAGGCTTTGGTGCGGTGGGGTTTGGTTGAGGGCACGTCTCACGAGGCGCAGTTGGCGCTCATTGTCGGCGGCTTGCAACGCATCATCGCCAACGCTCACCGGGACACGGTCCTTGAGAACGTCGCCCGCGACCCTGCCGACGCGAAGTGGGCTCGGAAGGCGCGGGCGGGTGCGTGTGAGTTCTGCGCGATGCTCGCCACTCGCGGCGCCGCGTACACGTCGAAGGATGCCGCGTTGGTCGTCGGCGCCGGCAAGGGCGGTCGGGTGCGCGGCTCGCGCATGGCCGGTCAGAAGTACCACGACCACTGCCACTGCCTGATCGTCCCCACCTGGGACTGACGGGCTCATTGAACCTCCCGCACTTGCGGGGCACGCCTACGCGAGCGGTCAATCGCGGACCATCGAGGAGCAGTCATGGGTGACACCCGTGTCGAAGTGAACCCGTCGGCTGAGACGGACAACACCAGCGGAGCCACGTCGGCCGCTGACGAGGGGTTCAAGGCCATCACGTCCCAGGACGAGTTGAACAAGGTTCTCGCTGACCGCTTGGAGCGGGAGCGGGCCAAGTTCGCGGACTACCGGGACGTGAAGGCGAAGGCGGCGCAACTTGACGCGCTGACCGAGGCGAAGAAGACCGATGAGCAGAGGCTCAATGATCGGATCGCCGCCCTGGAGTCTGAGGCCACGAAGGCTCGTGCGGACGCGCTGCGTATGCGGATCGCGTCGAAGCACGGCATCGGGGACGAGGACGCGGACCTGTTCCTCACTGGTACCGACGAGGAGACGCTGACCCGTCAGGCGCAGCGCCTCGCCGACCGAGATGCAGCCCGGAAGAAGACCGGGAACGTCGTGTCCCGCGAGGGCACCAACCAAACCATGCCGTCCGGCGGCGACGAGCGCACGTTTGTGCGCCAGTTGTTCGCCCGGGCCAACACCGACTGAGGAGTCGAAATGGCAGTTCTCCAGACGGGTTCGCTCACGATCCCGAAGCAGAAGCTCGAGCCCTGGCTCGGCAAGATCAAGAACGGGTCCGCGGTCGCGACCCTGTCCAACCCGACGCCGATGACGTTCGGTGAGGGCGAGTCCTGGACCTTCGACATCGGCGAGGCCGAGTACGTCCCCGAGGGCGGCAACAAGGGTGCGTCGACCGTCGTGCCGACCAGCCGGCCCATGAAGCCGTTCAAGTTCCACAAGACCCTCCGGTTCTCCGAAGAGGTGCTGTGGGCCGACGAGGACCGCCAGCTTGAGGTCGTCGGGCAGATCCTCGACCTCGTCCAGCCGGCCCTCTCGCGGGCGCTCGACTTCGGCGTGTTCCACGAGATCAACCCGACCGGCGGTGCTGTCGTGGCCGCCATGAACGGTGGCCTCACCGACACCACGAACCTCGTCGAGTACGTCGCCGCCGACAAGCCCTACGTGAGTCTGGACGCCGCGGACGCGCTGATCCTCGCGGATGGCTACATGCCGCGGGACATCGCGCTGGCGCCCACCTACGCGGCCAAGTTCGCCGGGCTGCGCGGCACCAACTCCGAGCAGAAGCTCTACCCTGACTTCCGCCTGGGCACCGAGGTCTCCGACCTCGACAGCCACCGGGCGTCGGTGTCCAACACGGTGTCCGGTCAGGGCGTCATCGCGGTCGACACGAAGGTGCTCGCGTTCGTCGGTAACTTCGACGCGATCCGCTGGGGCATCCAGAAGCAGATCGGCCTCGAGCTGATCAAGTACGGCGACCCGGACGGCGGCGGTGACCTCAAGCGCAAGAACGAGGTCGCGTTCCGTGCCGAGGTCGTCTACGGCTGGGGCATCGCCGACCTCAACGCGTTCGCGAAGATCCACGACCTGGTGTGATCGTGGCTCGCTTCAAGCACGTCACGTCCGGTGCGGTCGTGGACGTGCGTGACGACAAGGTCATGGGCTCGGAGTGGGTGCCGGTTGACGCCGCTTCCACTCCCCCTGCGAAGAAGACAGCCGAGCGCAAGCCGGCTGCCAAGAAGTGACGAGAGGGGCGACCCGTGGCGATCATCCTTGCCGTCGACCTGCCTGCGGCGATCCAGTCGCACGAGCTGGTGTCGGCGATGGTGGCCGGAGCGAATGCGAAGGCGTCGCGGGTCGCCCCTTGTCTCGTCGCAACTGATCCACCGCCGAGCGATGAGGCGCTCGACGAGGCGAAGCTGATCCTGCTGGGCGCGATCAAGCGGTGGGTCGAGGCAGGTTCGGGTGCGTTGCAGTCACAGACGGCGGGACCGTTCTCGGCGGTGCAGGACACTCGGCAGCGCACTGGCTTCAACTTGTGGCCTTCGGAGATCCAGCAACTGCAGGACATTTGCGCCTCGGGCGTCAAGGCCAAGGCGTTCTCGGTCGACGCCGCTCCAGCGTGGTCAGGTCCGCACATGCCGTGGTGCAGCCTTGCGTTCGGGGCTCTCTATTGCTCGTGCGGAGCTGATCTGACGAACTACGAGTACCCGCTCTATGAGGGCGGGGAGTTGACCGGCTGATGTTCGCCTACGCCGAGCCGGTCACGTTCTATGAGGCCGGCACCGTGTCCGACCCCTACTCGGGCGAGGACGGGCAGGATTGGGACAACCCGGTTCCGGTCCTCTCTGCGGCGGCCGGTGTCGAACCGCTCGCGTCCCAGGAGCCTTTGCAGGACGGTCGGCAGTCGGTCATCGTCGGGTACCGGCTGTACTTCGACCACCTCGTGACCATTGACCGTCTGTGGCGTGTCGACGTGCGCGGGGAGCGGTGGAAGGTCGAGGGTCGTGCGGCGGCGTGGAGGAATCCCTTCACCGGCTGGGAGGCCGGCACGGTCGTTCAGGTTGGTGGCACCGATGCCTAGGGTCAAGGTGAAGTTGAACTCGGCGGGCGTCGTGGACATTTTCGAGCAGTGGGCGTCTCGTGACGGTGCCCGGCGGGCTGATCGGGTGGCGGCTCAGGGTCGGGCGACGGCGCCGGTCATGTCCGGCACTTACCGGGACTCGATCCGGGTGTCGCGGGAGATCCACGGTAGGGGCCGCCCGGTGTTCCATGTCGGCCCTTCGGTGGACTACGGCATGAAGGTTGAGGCTGCAACCGGGACGATGGCTCGTGCTCTCGACGCGGCTGGCGGTGCGTGATGTCGTTTCAGCCTGCCACGGTCGTTCACCCGGATGTCGAGTTGTGGGCGACCGGGTATCTGCGTGCGGCGCTGGCTGGCCGACCTGAGTTGGTCGCTGCGAGTGTGCATGTGTCGAACCAGAAACCGACGACGAACAAGCCGCGCACGGTCGTCGTGCGGCGCGACGGCGGCCCTCAGCGTGGCCTCTTCGACTTCCCGCGCCTGGGTGTGCGGGTGTGGGCGGACAAGGAGCGCGAGGCCGCCGACTTGGCACGTCTCGTGCAAGCCCTCCTGCTCGCTGCGCCCGGTGACGGCCCGGTCTTGCGGGTCCAGTCACTGTCCGGCCCGTCCGGTGTCCCGGACGAATCGCAGTTCCAGAAGTACCTCACTGTCGAGTTGATGACCCGAGGCGAACCTCTCTAGGAGGACCCGTGACCATCCTGACCCACCCGGACAGCAAGCAGTCGATCGAGGTCGACGAGGAGCAGGTGCCGATGTACCTGACCCAAGGCTGGACCGTCAAGGACTCCGCGAAGAAGGCCGCGGACAAGAAGTAGCCCGAACCACCCCCTCGCTGCGCGCACAGCGGAACCCACCCAATCTGCGGCATCCGCCGCTGACCCGCATAAGGAGTTCCGATGGCCCTCGATGCCAGCAAGGTCCGGGTCGCAGTCACTGGCGAGGTCAGTGTCGGCGCGACCACCGCAACCGCCCCCACGGGCACGGGCGGCGCCCTGACCGGTTTCACCGGTCTCGGGTATGTCTCGGAGGATGGTGTCACGGAGGCGCGTGAGCGCTCGACGGAGGACATCAAGGCGTGGCAGAACGGTGCGGTCGTCCGCACCCTCGTCACTGAGGGCTCACTGACGTATCAGTTGGCCCTCATCGAGACGAAGAAGGAGACGGTCGAACTCGCCTACGGGACGACCGTCACCCAGTCCGCCACCGAGGGCAACTACGTCATCGTGCCGACGAACACGGGCGGCCGGAAGTCCTTCGTCATCGACATCGTCGACGGTGCGCAGATCAAGCGGATCTACATCCCCGAGGGTGAGGTCACCGAGGTCGGTGAGACGGTCTACGCCAACGGTGAGCCGATCGGCTACGAGGTCACGATCGCGGCCTACCCGAACACCACCATCAGCGGCAACGCGAAGGTGTGGGACACCGCCCTCAAGACCGGGGCCTGACAAGCCGGCCGGGTGACGTTCTGCGCGGGGCGTCACCCGGTCTTTCGTTCATTCCCGCGCAATCCCCTTCCCGCGCAACCGAAAGGACACGCGCATGTCCAAGTCTGTCTCTGTCGTCACCGGCGACACGTTCGTGTGGAACTCTCCCGACCCCGACGTGGGCACGGTCGAGATCCCGCTGAAGTTCAAGGGCAAGATCCTCAAGGCCGCGAAGCAGTACCAGGACGACGACGTGTCGTTCATGTTCTTCGTGATGCACTCGATCGGGGTGTCTGAGGCGATCACGGACGAGATCGACGCTGGCGAGTTGCGGGCCATGTTCAAGGCGTGGCAGTCGGCGTGGCAGGAGCGAGCAGAGGCGACCTTCCCGGAAGCCTGACGCTCCTCGATCTGATCGAGGAGCACCGCTCCGCTTTCGCCTACGACTGGCGTACGCGCTTCGGCCTGTCTGTGTCGTCCGTGGGTGATGCCATGACGTTCGGTGAGGCGTGGCTGCTCACGTTGGAGTTGGTGCGCGACCCGTCGTCGCATGTGGCTGCTGCGGTGGGTGGGCTCACGTTCCCGGTGTCGCAAGAGTGGCTGGCGATCAAGGTGCTGGTCGACAACTACGTCGCATCCAAGACGCAGAAGCGCGCCAAGTTGCAGACGTTGCGTGATCCCACTGCCGCGCCTCCCCGCCGTTGGGGTTCGCCCATGTCGAAGGACGCGCTGCGGGCCGTCCTCGACGAGCAGCGGGCCATGCCCGCTACCGACTCTCCCGCCGAGACCATCCAAGGAGGCTGAGCGTGTCCGAGGTCGCCTCCGCATTCGTCACCATCGCCCCGTCGTTCAAGGGTGGCGGTCGAGCGATCCAGAAGGAGTTCGAGGGCTCTCTTGACGGCAACGCGGCCGGGAAGAAGGCCGGCACCGGCTTCATGGGTGGCTTCGGCGGCTCAGTGAAGGCGCTTGCGGGTGGGCTTGCGGCCGGGTTCGCGGGTGGCGCGCTGATCTCCGGGATCATGAGCTCGATCGACGCTGCTTCCGACCTGTCGGAGACCATCAACAAGTCGACGGTGATCTTCGGCGAGAACTCGGGAGCGATCGACAAGTGGGCTCGTGGCGCGGCTACGTCGATGGGTCTGTCTCGTCAGGCCGCACTCAACGCAGCATCCGGCTTCGGGGACATGTTCTCCCAGCTCGGGTTCAGCGGCGACCTGGCGGCGAGCATGTCTCAGGACGTGGTGCAACTGTCGGCGGATCTCGGGTCGTTCAACAACCTCGGCACTGAGGACGTGGCGCAGCGGATCAGCGCCGCGTTCCGGGGCGAGTACGACTCCCTGCAACTGCTGATCCCGAACATCAACGCGGCCCGCGTCGAGCAAGAGGCGATGGCGATGACGGGCAAGAGGAACGCGAAGGAGTTGACGGCGCAGGAGAAGGCTGCTGCGACTCTCGCGATCGTCCAGAAGGACGGCGCTCGGGCGATGGGTGACTTCGCCCGGACTTCCGATGGTGTGGCGAACAAGCAGAAGATCCTTTCGGCGCGAATGGACGACGCGAAGGCGAAGTTCGGTGAGTTGCTGCTGCCTGTGAAGTCGCTTGCGCTTGACGGGTTCATGGCGTTGATGGATTGGGGCGAGCGGCTCGGGCCGACGTTCCAGGCCATCGGTGATGTTGTGTCGGGCTTCTTCGGCATCCTGCGTGACGGCAACGTCTCGGGCGCGCTCAAGTCGTTGTTCAACCTCGACGACGGTCAGGCGGCTGGGGTCGCGTCGACCTTTACGGCGATCAAGGACGCCGTGATGACTGCGTTCGGCGCGGTCAAGGACTTCATCCTCAACCAGTTCATCCCCGCCTTCATGACGGTCGTCTCGGCGGTGCGTGGCTGGTATGACGCCGTGGTCCCGATCGTGATGCAGTTCGTGCAAGGCGTCATGAGCAACCTCGAGCCGATGCTTCCGAAGATCATGGCGATCTTCGGGACGATTGGGCAGATCGTCACGGGCGCGATGCAGATCATCGCGGCGGTCATCCAGGGCGCGACGGCCGCTATCTCGGCGTGGTGGGCGATCTGGGGTGACTCGATCATCAGCATCGTGTCTGCCACATGGTCGGCTGTCATCGGGATCATCGGGCCAGTGCTGGACATGGTGCGGTCCATCATCGCGACGGTCCTCGCTGTGATTCGTGGTGACTGGTCGGGCGCGTGGGATGGCATCAAGGGCATCCTCGCGGCGAACTGGGCCTTCATGTCGGGGATCGTGACCGGCGCGGTCGGTATCATCCGGGCGCTGATCAGTGGCTTGATGAGCGCGGTGTCGTCGTTGTTCTCGGCCGGCTGGAACGCGGCGAAAAGTGTTGTGTCGTCGGCATGGTCGGCGATCACGAGCGCGGTGTCGTCCGGGGTGTCGTCGGTAATGAGCCTGGTGTCGTCCCTGCCGGGCCGGATCGTGGGCGCGCTCGGCAATCTCGGGTCGCTGCTGTACGCCAAGGGTGCTGAGCTGATCCAAGGCTTGATCAACGGCATCATGTCGAAGATTGGCGCGATCGGGTCGGCCATGTCAGGGGTGGCATCGAAGATCGCGGGCTTCCTCCCCGGCTCTCCCGTCAAGGAAGGGCCGCTGACGTCGTGGAACAACGGCGGCGCGGGTAAGCGGCTCGGCGGGTTGCTCGCGGACGGTCTGGACGCGTCACAGGCTGCGGTGGCTGCTGCGTCGGCTCGGATGGCGTCGGCGGTGTCGGTCGGCTCGGTGTCGGCGGATATCGGCTCGTCATCCTCTTCCCCCACTGGTCCCGACCCTGCCGCGATCCGTGCCGCGCTTGATGGGGCGACGTTGCGTCTCGGGCCGGTGGATTCGATCACGCGCGAGGTCACGGCGCAGCTGGTCACGGCTTACTCGAGGAGTGTCTGAATATGCCGGTGACGGTGCGTGGTGCGTACTCGGG